GGTTACAGTTGTACGCACGTTCTCTTTGATCACGCCGTCGACCGCAGCCTTGATTTCTGCTGGTTGCGCTCGGAGATCAATCAGCGTCTTGTTACGTTCGTAGTCATCCTTGACACGATGTTCGTCCCCGTTGTGATCAGCCCAACGCTGTAGCATCAGATTGTTCCAGTTGAAACCTTGCTTGTTGCGATCTTCAAATGCTTCCTTGATGCCGACAGAGTTCTTAGAACCCTTCTCACGAACACCCGGATAAGCAGAGAAAACATTGTCAGTGGCATCACCGCGAATGATCTTCTTAAAGAGAAGATATTCAGGGTCTTCTAGCAGCTTTTGCTCACCGGTCTTCTTGTCCTTGACAGGCTTACCTCGATCATTGAAATAGCCATCTAGCTTGATCAACTGACCCGCGACACCGTTGTACTGATGCACGTTCTCGCTGATCAACTGAACGAAGTCAGTGTCAGACGAAATGATATAATGTTCATCTTCGGGGTGCAAGTCAATGAAGCGGGCGATAAGGTCATCTGCTTCTGCATTAGGATGACGCAACACACTAGCATTAGTCTTCTGCGACAGGAACGTAGTGAATGCTTCATACGTTTCCCAGAACATCTTGTTTTCTTCGATTTCAGCCTCAGTCAACGCAGTGTTATCAATAGCACGATGCGCTTTGTAGGGCTTGTAGAATTCTTTACGCCATGAACGTCCTTCAAGACAGAACACAACGTGGTCAATGTTGAACATACGCACAGCCTGATTTACAGACGAAAGCGTTAGATGCATAGCCATGCCAATCTTCTCCCACGTATCAGTGTTGCGAGCAGCAACGTGACGAGCGCGGAAGAAAGTGTTAGCAGTGTCGATCAGTGCGTATTTCACAAGATACCTTTATCATAATATACGTAGATAATACGCTATTTATGAGCAGTTGTCAAGCCTTAATTTAGGGGGCCGAAGCCCCCTAAACATTATGCAACCTTTGCAGGATGAGAGTTCATTTCTATTACCTTAACGTCTCTATCAAACTTTTTGCGAGTTTCAGAGAAGGTCTCAATCCACTTGTCAGCGTGTGTACTCAAGCAAGCAGGATCAATTGCTTTTTCAAAATCATCTTCGTAGCCAGGCTTGCCTTGCTTTGCTAGACCATAAATGAGTCCAGTACCAACTAGTCTAGTCATCAAACTAATACTAGTTTCATATGCCAACTGCGAGATTTCATCAGAGCAACCAATGAAGTCTTTCAATAATTCTTCATTGATCATTTCCGCAACAGGATACGTTGCATTGATGAAAAGTATGTTTCTATCGATTACGTACTCTGCTGCCTTGAATACAAAATTCGGGCTGACCGAAGCAGTCTTGATATCACGCTCCTTTAAAACCTCAATGTTGGGGAATGGCCTCAATTGACGCTGCTTTCCATTAAGTGCGGCAGCTAGGATAGCTCCGGAGATATTTCCGGTGTTAGTGCTGCCGCGAGTTCCACCGCGAGTTCCAGAGGGGTTAGAGTTAATCTTCAACCTGACGGAAGATCCAGCAGTAGTAGTATTGATCTTCGAAGCAGCAGCCTTAGACTGTGTATTCTGCCACAAATCATTCAATTCCTTATATACGTCTCCGATGTTTGCAGTATCGGGAGCAAACTCCTTCATACGATCAATAAACCATTCTGGCATGTTGTTGTAGATTTGATGCTTGTAATGAGTGAACAGAATCGGCTTCTTCTCATAGTTATTAGTCATCAAGGCTGTTCTATACCGATCAGTGACGATATCAGTGGAAGTTGGAATATGTACAAACACACGGCAATACTTGTATCCATACAAAATTCCGCATTCCTTGGCAGCCGGCTGCCAAGTTGATGTACCTTCGCTACCACCGCGCACATCATAAATTTCGTTCTTGAAGATGATGCCTGAAAATATAGGACATGTGGCAGTGTTGCTGATCACGCTAGTTGGCTTCTCTGCGTTAGTTGTAGAGTTACCGGCTTCGTAAGGACCATCATAGACATACGTAATATTAATGGTTCCGTTCTGCACCGGGGCATCAATTTCTACTTCCGATGCGTTAATTGGGATGGAAATAGTTTCCATCTGCACCTTGTCTGGAGTCTTTACCGCACGGTCCTTCAATACATCAAATACAGTATTAAATGGGACAGACTTTCTAGACTTGCCCTTACTGTGAATTTCAGAAGTAACTTCTACGTCTTCTGGAATGTGTGAAAATCTCTTGTAAAGTTCATTTAGCGCCCAAGCGCCGGTGTGGTTGCGATCACCATATGGATTAGTAGTAGTATCTTGATTACGATCATTGCCGCAAAGGATGATATAGGTCCAATCATGTGAAGTATCGAGTCCTGACGGATTGGTGAAACTCCCAAACTCATTGATCATTGTTTCTTGATCATTGAATAATGATGTAATATTAATTACGTCCATTCTTCTACCATCTTCCAAATCAAAATCTTGACGCTCATAGCGTTCTTCCTTAGTTAGCTCATCCGGAGCCAATCTAAGAACTACCATATTAACTTCGCCATCATAACAAGATACCCAAATCATACCGGACTTATTAACTGGCAAGCAAGCGACCTTACCGCCTTCACCGAAGTTATCATGTATGCCTTGAATCTTAGCGATTGAACTTGAAAGGTCAGTTGCCGAACGCAACTTACTAGCACTTAAGCCAGGGCCAGTGTTAACGATACCAAATTTCTTTGTAGAATAAAAATCACCGAGCCCAAACCAATTCGGATCAGTAATCCTGATTTGAATCTTCTTTTTATTGATAGTTTGATTTGCGGTTGCTTCTAGAGCATTTTGGAACAACTCACGGAGCATTAAGTCCTTGCTCTTAGCTTGTTCGATTGTACGGGTAACCAAGGAACCGGCGTTCCCCACAGATAATGCAGTCATATTATATTTCCTTATATGTTATACCTAACAAACCCAGACACTGGGTACTCTGTTTAGGAGTCTTTCGACAGAAGTACTTATAAGCTAGAAGTTCCCGGAATATATTTTTTGGGAAACTTAACTGACCTCAGTATATCCGCCGCCTAGATCACGCTGCTGAATAACACGCATGTCGCTTTCCCGCTTATCCGGATCAGCTTGTTCTTGCTCGTATACTTCTAACGCGATATTTCTGCACACTGTCTGAAACCAACGGTCAACGATCATAGCGTCTGTGTCATCGGCACGAATCTTGTACCCTTGTTTAATCAGATTGAGAAGGAACTTGTCATTCCAGTCAAGATCAAACGCACCGTTGTTGATGTCATTTGGATCCAGATCAACCTTGAGAATAGCGATATAGGGTTCCCCGGCTGCTGTAGCCTTTTCCTTGTCAGTGAGTTCCACCTTAGGCTTTCTAGGTGCCTTCACTTCAGGTTTTGGTTCAGGCTTTGGTTCAGGAGCCGCCGGCTGTTCTTCTGGAAACATCGGTTCAGTGAACCATTTCTTTAATTTGTCAAACATATTTTTACCTTTCAATAGTATATATCGTCTTTTTACCTGACTGCTGAATAACTTCACCGTCGATCCAGCCGGGAGGTTCGCGGTCAGTCCAGCGCAGTAAGTCAGTCTTTCCGTAGTTGTAATAATTACGATAGTTGACAATCGGGTCCAGGCTAACAATGTACTGCTTGTCCATACAAGATGGCATCTTAGTCATTACTTTGCTTTCTGTGATCTGCTCAGGAGCTTCCTTGAGAATATCCTTTAGCTTATCAATAGTGAGATGAGTACGATCATACCGATAAGTGTACTCTCGACCAAGTGCTAAAAGATGTTCATACAACCAAACATAGTTGGCAGAGTTTTCACGAACCCAAACTGCTGAAGGATGATTGATATGAGTAGCAGCATACATAATAGCGTCAGCATTACCTGACAACCGCCATCGTTTTGCTTTACGACCAGACTGGGACTGACCCGCATACTCTACACCATCGATCACCCGATGTGCAGTAGAGAGTAGCTGGGCCGTCTCCAAAATCATTTTAACTACGTGACGGTCAACCATCGACTGTGCAGCAATGGCTGGGTCAGAGTGTACATAAAAAATGTTAATAGCTAACCTCTTTTAAATTGATAAATACAAGCACATCAAGGATACTAGGACTTATCATGGATATTAGAAACATACTCAATCTTATAACAGAGAATTCGGAAGAAGTCAAGGGTTCTTCTCCGTTTTCGGATAAACTGAACGTGATGACATTGGATCAGTTTCTCAATGCAGCAGGGGTGGTAACACCTGATGAAGAAGAACCCGGAGACGCCCCGGAGCAGCCCGAAGACGACGCAGATGATAAGCGTTGGGACGATGAGGAAATTGAAGAAGCTAAACTTGACGCACCTTCTCGTGAGTTAAGTCCAAAGGAATTGAAGGGTTATCTAGATCGTATCATGGGTAAACCTGTCACAGACCCTAAGACGGGTGCAGCAAAAAAGACCGCTCGCGGAACTGAAAAGTATGTGTCAGGCAAAACTAAGCAGGACAAGTTCAAGAAGCCATACATTCACCGAAGTTCAGTAGTTCCTATCGTTGACCAAGACGGTAATAACTATGACCTAGATGCTCTACAGAGCTTGATCACTAGGCGTCCGGGTAAGATTCTAAAGCAGAATGAAAAGATGCAGCATAGCGATGGTAGTACTAGTGTGTTCTATAACGTCGGTCTTCCTGCTCTTAAAGGATTAGCGTATGATGAAGACGATAAAAAATTCGTGGTAATCGACACTTGCCCCGGAGCAGGTGAATGTCAGACTTATTGCTACGCCCTGAAAGGCGGATATGTTCAGTGGAAGAATGTTGCTGAAGGACAAACGCAGCTTCTAAACTTCTTGTATAATGACCCTGACGGCTTCATGGACATGATGAGCAGAGAAATTGATGCTGCCGACAAGAAGTTCAACAAGAAAGACAAGAAAACTAAACTTGTTATTCGATGGCATGATGCCGGCGACTTCTTCTCTCCCCAATATCTCGCAATGTCGTATGCATTAGCTAAAAAGCACCCTAATGTAGATTTCTATGCTTACACCAAACTAGCATCAGTTGCACAGGGCGGAAAGCCAGACAACTTCAAGATCAACTATTCGATGGGTGCGAAGCCAGGAGAAGAGAAGCAGATTGACTTCCAAAAAACTAAGAACAGTAGAGTTGTTCCCGAGGTTCTATTCAAGGACCTTCTTGACCGAGACGAGAAAGGAAAGCTGTTCTACATCGACAAGAGCGCAATCAATTCGCTTAAGCAACGCATTGCTGCAAAATACAGCGTAAAGCCGGAGTCCATCTTGACTTATGATGAGATGATGAAGACACCTCAAGGTAAGGAAGTAGGTAAGTGGAACGTCATTGTTAAGCCGGGCGACGGCGACGACTCCGCCAATCGCAACGACGTTCTTAACTCATTCCTATTGATGCACTAAGGTAGTTTGAGTAACTCTTCTATAGTATAGAGATTTTTCATATAAGGGGACACATCTTCTAGTACGCTATGAGGTACGTCCCCTTTTCTACGGGGACCGACTTTACAAAGAATTGCCTCATCAGTGTCTTTATACAATGCTTCTTCGTTCACTTCTAGGAACTTGTCAAAGATTTCTTTAACAGTATACCCTACCCCGTGACCTAAGCACTCGACCTTATTAGCTGGCTTTTCAATCGCTAGCTTGATAGCTTCACAGATTTCGTCAACGTGAACATAGTCACGCACACACGTTCCGTCTGGTGTGTCATAATCATCCCCGAAGATCGTGAACTCTCTAGTATAACTAGATTCCATCATCTTATACATCAAGCCATCTGGATTGGTGGGAGGATAACTTGAGGAACCAAGAACGTTATAGAACCTAAAAATCGTGTGAGGAGTAGAGGTGTGTCGCGTACAATATTCGGTGACCACATCTTCTGCGGCTCTCTTACTAATACCGTATGCGCTCTCACATAGTGCTGCCGCACCGGTAGAAGCAAAGATAAAGTTTTTCGTCTTGACCTTATTCAGTACATTCATCGTACCGTTAAGGTTAGTGATGTAATACATGATTGGAATCACTTCACTCTCACTGACATTGACTAGCGCAGCCAGATGAACAACTGCATCAAACTCTCTGTCAGTCTTGAACGGCTTGTTGATATCGACCTGAAAGAATTCCTTTACCGGATGCTTGGGTTCACGAATATCAAGTCCGTATACCTCATAATCATTTTCAAGTAGCTTGCAAAGATGTGATCCGATGTATCCTGAACAGCCTGTCACTAAAACCTTTTTCATATTAAAACTCAAATAATCCTAATCCAGTAACTTCTTCTGATGGTTCAAAAGAAGGATCCTTAGTCAACCACGTATCCTTGTCAGTGTAGATGACACGGAACTTGTGCTTGTTTGTAAACACTGACTTTACATCATCAATACAAATTACAGTGCGCTTCAAACCTTCAATAAAGTCAGCATACTTAACCGTAGCCTCGTTGCAAATCTTAGCAGTATTACTGTTAGATTGCTTTCCGGTAAAGCTACCAAAACACTCGTTCCAATGATGGAATACTTGATCTTCTTGTGCCTTGAAGTGTTCGAGATACCCGGTAGCATACCACTTCTCTGCGGTGTCGTAATTATTATACGCTGCTATGATGTCTGTTGCCATATTCTTCTTGTTTGTAGTGAAGAATGAACGGCTATCAAAGTTTTGGGTCCAGCGTTGATTCTCAAGAGCAAACGTAGGTAGTTGAATAGTCTGTTCGTGGAACGCAATACCGTAGCTTTCTACTGTGCTAGGATTGAACGCCACTCGGCAGCTTGTGATGAAATCTACCTTCTCTTGTCCAATGATGCTGACAGCAATCTCGTAGTCAACCCCTAACTTCTTCAAACGGTCTTCAAATTTCTTAGCACCATTCGCATTAGTCATGACACGGGCAGGCAACTTAGTCTGCTCAATAAGGTCGAGATAGAGTTCAGGGTTCTTGCCTTCTTCCCATCGTCCGATGAACAATACACCTTCACGTGGCTTATTGTATTCTCGCAATAGCCCTTTCTCTGGAAGTGGAATAGGAAGATGAAATGCATTTCCTTCCCAAAATTGTAGTTGATTGAACTTGCTTTGAGTGCCGATCGTGATACCCGGCATCTGTAGCTGCAACCGCATCATATCATTGACGCTGTTCAGAAACGGATTCTTCGTGTCTTTGAAGATTTGACTTTCCAAATGCGTATATGCAATGACTTGAACACAATCCTCAAGTCCCATAGTGCTTGCAACTTGTACAGTCTCATAAGTGTTACAAATCAAAGCGTCGTACATATTAGTAGTTAGTGCCTTGATGATAGAGGTGCGAAAGTTTGCCATACGTTCATAGCAGTAACTATCACCATACATAAAGATAGCACTATGAGTAGAATAACTCATGCTATTCTCAGGATAAATGATGTTAGCGTTGAATGACTTCAAGAATTCATTGCTAAGTCCTTGAGGGGCCTTATCAGTGATGATATCAACAATCACGCCATAGCTACTCATTAGCTCACAGAAGCTTTTTGTGAACTGACCAATACCACCGTGTGGAATTAATGTCTGCGAACTGACAAGAAATCCGATACGTTTCACTATTCTTTTTTCCTCTTTTCGGCGTCTTCACTCATCCACTGTCTACGCCGTAGTTGGTATAAGTGATAATTATAGTCAGAATTACTGCCTTTTGCATAGTTGCAATCTTCACATAGAATTTGTAGATTTTCGAGGGAAGTTCGCAGGTCCCAATAATATCTTAGAGGTTGGATGTGATCTATCTGTAGATTTTCGATGGAACCGCAATAAGCACATTCATTTTTCGTATGTGCAAAGATATAACCACGGGCTTCAGCCCATTCGTTTGACCTATAAAACACATCTAAGGTGTCGTCAAAGTTTTTATCCACGCCAAACGCGGTAGGTACCTTTTTTATCTCACCACCGTTATGCATGAATTGTTTAACTAAATCATTAGTATTGAACTTTGGACGTTTGCGTTTTCGGTAATACATTAAGTTGCCCATGCGTTCTTATAGAGAGGAACTTGAAGCCTATCACTATATCTAACGCCATTGTTCATAGCAAGATCAGCGACATTCTTATTGTTAAGAGCATAGACGCTTTCAACACCGCCTACTGGCATGAAATACACGGGTCCTTCGAACCCGCTATCACGATAAAGCTTAGTTACTTCAAGAGCTTCCTGAGCATCGTCTTCGGTAGCGATCACAAACTTGAGATACGCATACCCAACATTCTCGTAGCTACTAACAATGTCTGGGCAGATTGCCCGTTCTCTAGACTCACCGCTACAGCTTAGTTTTGCACTGACACTAAATGTAACCTGTCGATTATTTTCTGAAGTTTCCCAGTCGATCAAAAACCCATACAGTTCTTCGCTCAACTCTTGTGTACCATTTGTCTCAAACGTAATCTCCTTCAGACCCCTCATCTTGGGATGACTGAGTAACGCAGGATAAGCACGTTGCCAACCTAAGAGAGGTTCTCCTCCTGTGATGACAAGGTGTTCGTCCCTCCATTCTCCGAACGGTAGCAGCTTCATAATACTATCGACGATAGAATCGATGTCTCTGACAGGAGACAGATGCTTAAACCGAGGATCCCAGGATGCATATGAATCGCAGCCTGTAGAGAGAAGCGGAAGAGAACCATACTCAGTATAGTCTTTTGGATTTAACTTCTCACGCTCGTCTGACATCTCTCCTTTAGGCATTCCGAATCCGCCGCAAGTGAAGTTACAGCCAAAAGTTCTGAGGAAAATACTTGGTACACCCATGTATCGTCCTTCACCTTGAATTGAGTAGAATAATTCGCTTACTTTAATCACAGCCATTGTCAACTATCTTTTCTATCATTTAGGAACCGCACTAATTCTTTATCGGTGGGTGTTACGTCGTAGTTTTGTTTAAAGAAAATCTCATAACTATCATTACCGTATTTACCGATTCCGTAAAGAGCTAACGCATCTTGTTTATTCCAAGTCAAGTAGTCCTCTGACATTCGGCGCAACCGTTTCTCTCTGATGTTATACATACCAAGTGGCTTGATGATATCGATCACTTCCTCCACTGTGCTATTTAGGAGACTTGTTGGGTTTGGAAACTTTTTTAAGAATCTCGGCAGAACATATTTCACAGGCTTTCTTCCTGTTTGGTTCAGCATGATCACTCCGACCATATGTTCCCATTCAGTCGTTATCTGCTGTTGCACCATCAGGTCGTCCCTTAGAGTTTCCACCAGTACTCCCAGGGAAAGACACACCATCGGGGGTCTTCTGTCTTATTGATAGACTCCCCGATATAATTGACTTCTGTAGGACTTGCGTCATTGTTAACTAATACAGCAAAGCGAACATTGTTCCCCCAGACTGTTTCCCATGTAGGTTCGTTGGGTAAGCAGCAGCTTTCCCAACTTTTCTTGATCCATTCTAGAGTTGCACCAGTGTCATTGACATCATCTACAATAAGAATATTCTTACGCTTCTTCGTGTCCCAGCGGCTCTTTACGATTGCTCGTTCTAATACAGGAACATAACCGAATGCGTCTTCTGACATCCAGCAGTTTGTTTCACTTTCACCGCCATCGCGCAGATTAACCTTGAGAGTTTCCATCGGAACATCAAAGTAGTGACTGATCTTAAGAGCAGGCACTAGTCCTCCGCGAGTAACACCAACTATATAGTCAGGCTTCCAATCATCATTGGTTAGTTGTCGAATGATAGTATGGATAAAGGTGTCGATTTGTTTTTCTGTGTAGTGTACTTTCTTAGTCATTATCTCTTATCCTCATTTGTTTTCAAGTGCCTGAAAGAACTTCCTACCAAATTCCGCATAGAAATTAGGATCAATTGCTTGTTCATCCATGATCTTTTCCATGCTAAGTTCCATAGTAACGGTCATTA